GGTTGAAATACGCGTCCCGTCATTCCCGCGAAGGCGGGAATCCAGTCAGCGCAGAGGTTCGAAGCCGAAGTCCAGTGCAAGATCGCGCCAAGTGGGGTTCTCAGCCTCAATCAGACGCAGCTTCCACGCACGGTTCCATTTCTTGAGCTGTTTTTCGCGGACGATCGCATGTTCCATCGTTCCGGCCGGTTCGAACCACACCAAGGTCTTCACGCCGTATTTCGCGGTAAAGCCATCGGTCGTTCCCGCACGATGCTGAACGATGCGCTGGACGAGATTGGAGGTTACACCGACATAGAGCGTACCGTTCCGCCCCGATGCCATCATGTAAACCAGGGGAACGAATTCGCTCTGCATGGCAGCCGAGCTACTGGATTCCCGCCTTCGCGGGAATGACGATGTTTGCCCCGCCCTTACCCGCGCCCGCGGAGGGTGCGCAGGAGGGCTTTGAGGCCGGCGCCGAGGCGGCTTTCGTCTCTGGTGCGGTCTTCCTGGCGCTTGAGCTGGCGGGCCATGTGTTCGTGGCGGACCGCGCTTTCGCGCAGGCGGCGGGCGACGTCGGGATCGGTGTGTTCGGCGGCGAGGCGGCGGGCCTGCCGGGCGAGCTGGAGATAGTAGATTGCATCGCGCGGAGCGCCGGCGGCGCGGTCTTCCCCGCACTTGTCGGCGCGCACGAAAGCCAGGCCCGGACCGGGCCGGTGTGTGCCATCGAATCGAGACCGGTGCGCCATAGCCGTACCTTGTGACCCATTGCGGGGCCGCCCTCCATCGCGGACCCGTCACCGTACCAATTCCGCACAATTGTGGGCTGCGCCCGTGCTGCGCGGCACTTGCTTCCGGAGAACTACCATGAGCTTTCTCACCAGTGTCGTCTCCGCCTTCAAGGGCGGGGGCGGCGCCCGCGTGCCTGTGTCGCGCGGGTTCGTTTCGCCCTGGTCGCACTGGGGCGCGACCGCTTTCGATGGCGGGCCGCCGGGACGCAGCCCCTTCGATTATGCCCGCGAGGTCGGCGAGGCCTATCTTGCCAACCCCGTGGCGCAGCGCGCCGTGCGGATCGTGGCGGAAGGGGTCGGCAGCGCGCCGATCGCCTGCGCGAACGAACAGCTGGCGGCGCTGATCCGCTGTTCGTGCGGCGCGCAGCCGCTGCTGGAGGTGCTGGCCGCGCAATTGAGCCTGCATGGCAATGCCTATGTCCAGATCGTGAAAGACGGCAGCGGCGTGCCGGTCGACCTGTTCCCCCTGCGGCCCGAGCGGGTGCAGGTGGTGGCGGGCGAGGACGGGTGGCCCGCCGCCTATCGCTATATCCTGGCCGATCGTACGATCACCCTGCCGCTGGAGGACGAGGACGGGTGGCCCAGCGTCATCCATCTCAAGGGCTTTCACCCCATCGACGATCATTACGGCGCGGGATGCCTGGCCGCCGCCGCGCCCGCCGTGGCGATCCACAATGCAGCGAGCGAGTGGAACCGCGCGCTGCTGGCCAATGCGGCGCGGCCGAGCGGGGCGCTGGTTTACGACGGCGGCGATACGGGCGGGCTGACGGGCGAGCAGTTCGACCGGCTGAAGGCCGAGCTGCTGGCCGCCTATCAGGGCCACGGCAATGCCGGGCGACCGATGCTGCTGGAAGGCGGGCTGGACTGGAAGGCGATGAGCCTGAGCCCTGCGGACATGGATTTCGCCACGCTGAAGGCGGCGGCGGCGCGCGACATTGCGCTGGCGTTCGGTGTGCCGCCCATGCTGCTCGGCCTGCCGGGCGACAATACCTATGCCAATTACCGCGAGGCCAACCGGGCGCTGTGGCGGCTGACCCTGTTGCCGCTGACGGGCAAGATCCTGGCCGGTCTGCATAGCGGGCTGGCGGACTGGTTCGGCGAGGCGCCGGCCGTCGATCTCGACCGTGTGCCCGCGCTGGCTGAGGATCGCGAGCGGCTGTGGACGCAGGTCAGTGGGGCGAATTTTTTAACCGATCTGGAAAAACGCGAGCTGTTGGGGCTGGCGAAAATGGAGAATGGCCGATGACGCGGGAAGACATGCTGGCGCGGCTGATCGCGCAGGCGGGCCACGAAGGGGGCGAGCTGATCACGCTGCGCGCCATCGTGGAGGAAGCGAGCGAACTGGGCGCGAACCGCGTGCTCGACCGGCTGGGCCTGGGCGATCCGTCGGCGCAGGAGGATATCGACGAATTGCGCGAATTGCTGGGCGCCTGGCGCGATGCCAAGGCCAGCGCGTGGAAGGCGGCCGTGGACTGGCTGGTCAAGGGCGTGCTGGCGCTGCTGCTGGTCGGCATCGCCGTGCGGCTGGGCGTGGGGGACATGCTGTCGTGACCCCGGAACAGGTCCGGGGTGACATTCCGAAACAGGTCCGGGGTGACAGAGCGGCACCGGTTCTGCGCATTGCCGGTTATGCGGCGTTGTTCGACCGGCCCGATGGCGCGCGCGACACGATCCGGCCCGGGGCCTTCACGCGCACGCTGGCCGAACGCGAAGGGCGCTTTCCCCTATACTGGCAGCACCGGCCCGAGCGCCGCATCGGCTGGGTCGAGATGGCGGGCGAGGATGGGCGCGGGCTGCGGATCATTGCCAGCATCGACAATCCGGACGGGCGCGCTGCCATGCTGCTGCGACGGCGCGCGGTGAGCGGCCTGAGCTTCGGCTACCGTGCGCGCGCCTATCGCCACACGCCGCAAGGCCGCGAACTGGCCGAGATCGATCTGTTCGAGGTGAGCGTGGTGACGCATCCGCTGCAACACGGGGCGCGCGTGCATTTCTTATCTGCGCCCTCAAACGCCGGGCGCGAGCCGTCCGGCTCGCTTGGCTTCGCGGCATAAGCCGCGGCGGCCAGTCGGCCTTGCCTCGCCGGGGCTCGGAACTTTTTCCATTTTGCCACCTCGCGATTGATCCGGGCCGGAGGAGGTCCGGCAAGCACGGAAGTGCACCTTTGGTGCGCTGCCAAAGGCCACCCGCACGTGCGGCCGCAGCGGGCGCAGCTTGCTGCCCATCCAGCGAGGACGAGCCCGCGGATGCGGCTTCGAAACACCAAGAATCCACCCTGAGAAAAGGAACATCTGATGGACGTAACTACGCCTGACCAACCCACCACTACCGCCACGCCCATCGACCCAGCCGAAGCGAGTTTCGACATCGTTGCGCGGCAGGAGACCACCGAAGCCGCGGTGGCGGATCTGCGATCCGACCTCGACCGGGTGAAGGCGCGGATCGGGCGGGCGGCCCGCCCTGCCCTTGGCACCGGCGACGAGGCGGCGCCCGAAGTGAAGGGCTTTGTCGATGGCTACCTGCGCCGCGGTGCGACGCAGGAAATCAAGTCGATCACGGCGGGCGTGCCGGGCGATGGCGGCTATGCCGTGCCGCGCCAGATCGATGCGGCGATCGCCCGCCAGCTGACCGAGATCAGCCCGATCCGCGCCATCGCGCAGGTCGTGCAGACCGGCAGCGCGGATTATCGCAAGCTGGTGACGCTGGGCGGGACCGCGAGCGGCTGGGTGAGCGAGAGCGCCGGGCGGCCCGAAACCGCCACCCCAAATTTCAGCGAGATCGCGCCGCCGACGGGCGAGCTCTATGCCAATCCGGCGGCCAGCCAGGCGATGCTGGACGATGCGGGCTTCGACCTCGAAAGCTGGCTGGCGAGCGAGATCGGGCAGGAATTCGCGCGGGCGGAAGGCGCGGCCTTCATCAACGGCAGCGGCGTGAACCAGCCGCGCGGGTTCCTGGCGGCGCCCATGGCGGAGGAATTCGACGAGGATCGCCCCTTCGGCACGCTGCAGTATATCGCCAGCGGGGATGCGGGCGGCTTCGGCGCGGAGCCCGATGCGATGCTGATCGACCTCGTCCACTCGCTGAAGGCCGGGCACCGGCAGGGGGCGAGCTTCGTGATGAATTCGGCGACGCTGGCAGAAGTGCGCAAGCTGAAGACGGCGAACGGCGCGTTCCTGTGGCAGCCGGGCATGGTGGACGGCCAGCCCGACCGCCTGCTGGGCTATCCCGTGGTCGAGGCGGAGGACATGCCCGATATCGCGGCAGGCACCTATCCGATCGCCTTCGGCAATTTCCGCCACGGCTATCTGATCGCCGAACGCAGCGCGACACAGGTGCTGCGCGACCCCTTCACCAACAAGCCCTTCGTCCACTTCTACGCCACCAAGCGCGTGGGCGGGCAGGTGCTGGATAGCAATGCGATCAAGCTGCTGAAGATCGCCGTGTGATCGCCCTCGCCCGCGCCGTATCCTCTGCGGCGCGGGCACCCTTTCCTGACAATCGGGACGTGTTTTTCATGACACCAGACCTATCCGGCCAGCCTCTGGCCGACCTCAAGCAGTGGCTGGCGATCGGCGCTGCGGGCGAGGATGCGCTGCTGCTGCGCCTGCTCGATACGGCGTGGCAGATATGTGCGCGCTTCACCGGCCACGGCGCGGCCGAGTGGAGTGCGCTCGACGAGGCGCTGCGGCACGGAATCGTGCGCTTTGCCGCGCATCAATATCGCGAGCGGGACGAAGGCACGGCGCCCCTGCCCGCAGCCATCGCGGCGCTGTGGCGGCCGTACCGGCCGGTGCGGCTGTGACCTTCGCCGAGCTGGCCGAGCGGCTGACCCGCCGCGCCGCGGCACATGCACGGCGGCGGGGGCATGACTGGTGGCACCGCGCCGACCTGCTGTGGCCCCTCTTCGCCAAGGGAGAACGGTAGATGGAAACCGCCCTGCGCAGCGCGATCGCCGGCTGGCTGGCGAGCGATCCGGTCCTGTCCGAGCGCGTGAACGCCATCGCCGAAGAAGCCCCGGCGGCGGCCAGTCCGCCTGCCATCGCCATTGCCGCCAGCGCCAGCACCGACTGGTCGACCAAGACCGCCACGGGGCG